TGGCGGAATTAACGTAATTCACTGGCGCTGCGAAGGCGTTGACGGTGACAACTCTGCGTCATCTTATGGTACTGTTGGGCTAACCCCTGACTCATCCTCCCCTGACTTTGTTGCTTATGCTGACGTTACTGAAGCAATGGCTCAGGGCTGGGTGTGGGATAGTGTATCGCAAGATGACACTGAAGCCGCTATTGCTGACAAGATTAACGCAATGGCAAATCCAACCGAAGCCTCTGGAACACCTTGGGCTGCTTAACTTAACTTAAAGGAGATCACGATGGCCGAAGACAAAAAGGTAATCACGATCAACGATGTTGACTACACTGAAGACCAACTGACAGATCAGCAAAAGGTGATGATTAATCACATCAACTCTTTGCAGCAGAAAATCAACTCTGCGCAGTTTAATATGGATCAGTTGATGGTCGGCAAAGATGCGTTTGTAAATATGCTCACGGCATCTTTGGAAGCGCCAGCGGAAGATGACGCTGAGTAGCCCGGCAAACATAACGCAATTGGCCAGCTACATGCTGGCCTTTTGCATATTTGGCACAATGTGTTATATTGGCTTCAATTCCGTTTGCGAGAGGCGACAATGGCTTTAATTGATCTAAACATTCCCGCTGGCGTTTACCGCAACGGGACTGACTTGCAGAGCATGGGTCGTTGGCGTGATGCCAGCCTTGTTCGCTGGAATGACGGCGTTATGCGCCCGGTAGGCGGTTGGCGCACGCGCAGCGGAAATGCGGCCGACGCAACTTTGCGCGGGATGCTTACTTGGATCACGAACGACAATAACCGTTGGATTTCCTCCGGCACATATAACAAACTATATGTTTGGGCTGATACCAACGCAATATACGATATTACACCCGTAGGTTTAACGGCAGGCCGTGAGGACGCAATTTCATTTACAGGTTATGGCGGCGCTGAATATGGCGCTTACGCATACGGCATTGCGCGGCCTGACACAGTTCGCATCCAGCCAGCGACAAGCTGGGACTTGGAATCGTGGGGCGAATATCTGCTAGCTTGCAACGAAGACGACGGCAAGATTTACGAATGGCAGCTTAACACTGGCACCCCCGCAGCGGCTTTGTCTAATGCGCCAGTAAATAATCTTGGCATAGTCGTAACTGAGGAGCGCTTTGTTTTTGCGCTTGGCGCAGGCGGCAACCCTCGCTTGGTGAGCTGGTCAGACCGCGAGGACAATAACCTATGGACACCAGCCGCAACAAACGAGGCAGGTGATCTTGAGCTAAATACGTCAGGCACTTTAATGAAGGGCATGACAGTTGCGGGCCAGACATTGCTTTTAACCACGCGCGATGCTCACGTTGCCAACTACATTGGCCCGCCATATGTTTACGGCATTGAGCGCGTTGGAACGAGCTGCGGCTTGGCTGCAAAACAAGCTGCGGTTGTAGTTGATCGTGGCGCGTTCTGGATGGGCGTTAATTCGTTTTACGTCTACACGGGCGGCGCTGTGCAAGAGCTGCCGTGTGATGTGGCTGACTATGTGTTTAATGACATCAACAAGGGCCAGATTAGTAAGGCGTTTGGCATGTCAAACTCAATGTTTAGCGAGGTAACTTGGTTTTACCCCAGCGCGGCGTCAACAGAAAATGACCGCTACGTTTCATATAACTACGTTGAGAACACATGGACCATCGGCAATCTGGCCCGCACTGCTGGCATTGACCGTGGGGCGTTCCGCCAGCCGATGATGGCTGACCCAGCAGATTACAAAATTTACGAGCATGAAGTCGGCTTCAACTATGGCGCATTAACGCCTTTTGCTGAAACTGGCCCGTTCCGCATTGGCGCTGGCGACCAAGTTATGAGCGTGACTGAAATGCTGCCGGATGAAAAGTCGCAAGGTGACGTAAGTGCCACCTTTAAGACGCGTTTTTACCCCAATGGCACTGAGCGGTCATACGGGCCTTACTCTATGAGCAACCCAACTTCGGTCAGGTTTACCGGGCGTCAAGTTCGTATGCGCATTGAGGGCGAGCGCTTGGCTGATTGGCGGGTTGGCATTAACCGAGTTGATGCTGTTGCCGGGGGCCGTCGATGACGCAGCAGAACCGTCCACCAGAGCCAAGAGACAAGGATTGGCAGACTTGGGGCCGACGCCTTATGTCTTACTTGTCTCAAACGCGCTCACCGCTGGTCCAGCAGACTGGTGGAGAAAGTGCGGCTGACGATGGCACGCTTATGTGGGATCGAGTCAATCAGTATCCAGTTGTGAGCAAAAACGGTGAGTGGCGGCAAGTTGTGCTTGAGGATGGCCAATACGCTGGAGCCGTGACGACTGACCAAACGGCTGCGGCTATAAACACGGCCTATGCTTTGACTTACACCTCCAGCACCTCTGACGGCATTGACAACGGCACGCCAGCTTCGCGCATTGTGTTTGATGAGGCTGGTCAGTACATGATTAGCTTTTCGGCGCAGATTGCATCGACATCAAGCTCGACCGTAAACTTTTGGTTTTGGCCTCGCGTCAATGGCTCTGACGTTGCTGGGTCAACAATGAAAAACGCACTGCATCAAAACGGGTCTGTTTTGGTTGTGTCTCGCTCGGCCATATTTGAGCTTAACGCTGGGGACTACCTTGAGGCTATGTGGGCAGTGGACACCACCAGCGGCTTTCTTGACGCAACAGCCGCAACTGCGTTTGCGCCTGCCGCGCCTGCCTCAACTATAGCTATTACGAGGCTACATGGATAAAGAGCTTGAAAGATGTCGGCCTTGGATTGAAGCGGCGCTGGGTTATTCTGGCGGCACGCATGACTTCATTGATGTGGCCGAAGGTATCTACAAAGGTACGATGCAGTTGTGGCCAACGCCAAAGGGGTGCATAGTAACTGAAATCGTGGTATATCCACGAAAGAAGTTGTTAAACGTGTTCCTTGGCGGCGGTGAATTGGATCAGATTTTGGATATGCACAACGATGTGATAGAGTGGGCCAAAGCGCAAGGATGCACAGCATTGACTATGACGGGACGTTTTGGCTGGAAAAAACCATTGGCGAAGCACGGCTGGAAGCCACTGCACACGTCCTATGTTAAGGAGTTCGAATAATGTCTGGCGGAAAAGGTGGATCAACAACCTCATCGGTTACAATCCCAGAATACATTGAGGCCGCTGCACAGCGCAACCTAAACAAAGCCGAGCGCATTTCGCAGATTGGCTATACGCCGTATTACGGTCCAGACGTTGCTGCGTTCACGCCAATGCAGCAGGCTGCGTTTCAAGGCACTGCTCAAACAGCGGGTGCTTTTGGCGTGCCGGGTGGTGGCATGTCCCAGCAAGACATTATGGGCGGCATGGAGCCAGCGACAACTTACGCAGGCGGCGTGCAGGGTTATTCTTCTGCCCCAATCTATGAGCAGGCCTTGCAGACATTGGGTGAGCGTCGTCCCGGCCAGAAGGCTTACATTGATAGCTTCTTTATTGATCCGTATTCCGGCGGAGCTGCTGCAAATAACTTTGCTCCGATTGATTACACGCAATATGGCACAATGGCGGATCAAGCTGCGGCAGAGCGCCAAAATCAATTAAATATTGCTGCATTGCAGCGCCCTCCAAGCTCTACACTGACGCAGGAAGAAATGATGCAGCTTGGTGACATTGTATCTCCCGGTAGCGGTTACAACCCAATGACAGACACGCTAACGGCAGAGCAGCAAGCGTATGTTAATGACCCAGCCAACGTCGCAGCAAGAATTGCTCAAGAAGACTTAGCAATGAGCATCACTGGAGATGCGAACAGCAACATTATTGACGCCGGCAAAAGCCTGCTGAACATGGAACCTTCCTTTGACAGCCCGTCTAGCGCAGGTTCATACGGTGGCTCTCTTGTTACCGGGGGGCTAAGCGGCGATCTCACCGGAATTCCGGGGATTACTGGAAACATAGCTGACAATATTGTTGCTGCTGTTGCCCCAGAGTATGCGATTGGGCTGCAAGGCCAAAACTTTGCCGAGTCTGGTGGGTCAATTTACGATCCAAGCATGGTTATTACAAACCCAATGACAGAAAAGACGACAACTGGCGGATATGACTTTGATCCCACGGCGTTTAGTTCGGATTACGGGGTTGGTGAAATACCAGTGGGTGTCTCACCAGCGACCCCCATACCTGACGCAAGCGTTTATAGCACGCCGACAATTGTTTCAGATATGCCAGACACAGGCATGACCGCTATACCGGGTTACACTACTCCAGTAACTTTTGAAGGCCCGATTCCTACCGGAACGACCCTCCCAACTGGCTCTACAGTTGTCAACACATACGATGGCGGCTTTGAAAGCCGATTAGCCCACTCGACGGACAATGACAAACCTGCTGGGCCGGGCGACACTGGCTACGAGCAAGCGCAACTTTTGGGCAATCTTCAGGGCGGTGGAACTGGCATCATATACAAAGATGACCGCCGTGAAGTTTATTTAAATGGGGTTTTAATAGGCAAGCCCAAGGGCGCCGAAGAGGCAAGAGAAATGCTGGCCAAGGCACAAAAGAAAAACGCAGCGGCTCCCCAACCCTCCCCGCTGCCTGCTAACACGTCTACTTCGGCGGGCATGGAGGTAAGAGCGCTGCCAAACGGTACGGAATACTATGTTGACGCCGCAGGCAACTTCGCAGGTTTGAAATGATTATGACGCATGAGTTAAGAGCTAAAATAAAGAAAGGCGTGTAAAATGGCAGGATCAGCTCCAGCACCAACAATGGCGGCGCAGCCTACTGCACAGCCTAACGCAACATATCAGCCAGCTCCAATGGCTCCACAGCCGGGTTTCAACGTAAACCAAGCAGCAGCGGGTGGTTTGCAGCAAGCAATGCAAGGCACTCAGCAGGCAATGCAAGGCCCGTTAAATGTTGGCGCGTACGCAAACCCGTACACTAGCGCAGTCATTGACCGCACTCAGCAAGACATTGAGCGCCAGCGTCAGATGGCAATGAACACGCTCGGCGCGCAGGCAACTGCGGCCAAGGCGTTTGGCGGGTCTCGCCAAGGTGTTGCTGAGGGTGTGATGGCTGGCGAATATGGTCGCATGGCTGGCGATATGGCAGCGCAGCAACGTCAGCAAAACTACAGCCAGGCATTGCAGGCCGCGATGGCCGACCGTCAGGCTCGCCTCGGTGCCGCGTCCCAGCTCGGTGGACTTGGACAGCAAGCGTTTCAGACAGGCCAAACAATCCAGCAGCAGCAAGCGCAGCAAGGCCTCTTGCAGCAAGGTATTCAGCAGGCGCTAATTGATGCAGCCAAAGGCCAATACGCTGGCTACACAGGCGCACCAACGCAGGCATTGCAGGCACCTCTGGCTGCTCTTGGGGTTACGCCAGCGCCGCAAAGTACAACAAGTTCCATGCAACCCGGCCTGTTTAATTACTTGCAGCTTGGCGCGGGCCTGATGTAATGCCAAAAGGTTTTATCCCTCTCGCAAAGCAAATGGACTTTCTCTGGAATGAAGTGCAGGGAAAGGAAAAGTCTGGCTTTGAGAAGTTCCGTGCGGCCAACGCCTCAACGCCAGAAGACTATGCAACGCTGTGGGATAAATACTATGAGCGCTCAGGTGGCGCAGGGGACGAGAAGGCTCGCAACTATGCCAGCAGCGTTTACGCGGCAATGCACGATGGTACATCCAACCCCGGCGTCATTTCTCCAAACGCAAAGTTTGCTTACGGATACCTGACTGAAAAGGGTCTCACACCGCAGCAGGCCGCTGGCATCACTGGACGCCTGATGGCTGAGAGCTATGAGGATATGAACCCAGATGCTCGCAACACACTTGCTGGCGGTAAAGGCACATATGGCATTGCGCAGTGGCGTGGCAGCCGTATGAATGATTTGGCGAACTTTGCAGGCGTTGACGTGGATGACATTACATCACTGCCAGCGACCACTGCCAAGGGCGGTTTACTTACAAGCAATCAAGGGGGTCAAGACATGGCCATTTCCAACAAAGCTCCATACATGATGGGCGGCGAGCAGACTTACAACGCACCCAACATGGGTCAGGCAGCGCAGCAGCAGCAGGGCGGTATGCGTGGGCTTCTGTCAACACTGAAAGACGCAGCAACAGCCGTTGACCCGAATACTGGGCTGACAGGGTTTCAGACTTTTGCGGCTGCGCTTGATCCCCTCATTTTGCCGGAACTGCGCGGCGGTGGCGAGGCTATTCGTAAGGCTGGTGCGCAGCGGATTGCGGCAAGCAACCGAAATAAAACCATTGAGATGTTGCGGCTCAGGAAGCGTGATGACTTGGCTGACATGGTTGAGCGCGGCATGATTTCTCCAACCGATGCGGCCGGCCAGTTGCTTGCCACGCCGAAGGATGACAGAACTGCCGGCATCAAGGAATATCAGCAAGCCGTTAACCAAGGGTTCAAGGGAACATTCCTTGAGTATAAAACTGCGCTTCAAAAGGCTTCTGCCCCAAATATCTCTACAACCATTGAGGCCGCTGGCGAGAAAAGATTTGAAGAAGAGTTTGCAAAACTGGACGCAGCGGCTCTGGCTGATGTTGCGAAAGTTGGCTCAACGGCGACCAGAAGCCTCGCACAGATCAATCGACTTGAGGCATTGTTAAGCAATATTGACAGCGGCATGGGCGCAAACATACAACAGTTTGCAGGTAACTTTGGCATCCAAACTGAAGGACTTGATGACATTCAAGCGGCAGCGGCACTTATAAACGCCCTTGTCCCAGCGCAGCGTCCTCCGGGATCTGGTCCGATGTCCGACGCCGACTTGGAACTTTTCAAGCAATCATTGCCTCGCATAATTAACTCTCCCGGCGGCAACCAAATCATCATCAACACTATGCGCGGGCTTGCTGAGTATGATGCAGAAGGTGCTAGAATTGTGCAGCGCTTGCGTAACAAAGACATCACGCAGCCTGAAGCATTTGAGCTGCTGAATAACCGCGCAGACCCGTTTGCAGCGTTTAGGGCGCCAGTAGGCCCAGCGCCCACTGGCGACGCAGAGCGCGAAGCGGCTAGAAAACTTCTAGAAGCAATTAAGTAAGGAGCCGATCATGGCGGAAACGATGACATCGGCTGAGTCCTCACAAATCCTTCAAGCCATCAAGGTTTTGGAGAAACTAGAGGCTAACGGCACAATCACAGCAAGTGAGCAGGCTGCATTGGACCGCGCCCGTGAGAAGCGGAAGCCCGCCAAGCAAGCCGAGCTTGAAACTCGTGCCACATACGGCGGCTTTACAGCTGGCGCGATGATGAATTTAAACGACGAGGCTCGCGGCGCTTACAACTTTGCCAATGAGCTTTTGAAGTCAGGCGACATGGAGGGCGCAAAGGCAGCTTACGCGAAGTACCGCGACCTTCAGCGCCAGATTGACGAAGCATTGCAGCTTCTAGCCCCCGAGCAATACGCTAGAGGCCAAACCTCTGGCGCAGTCACGAGCATGGTTGCCCCCGGAGGGGTGGCGTTCAAAGCTGGATCAAAGTTACCCGTGTTAGGCCAAATAACCACGTCTGGCGGCGTTGGCGCAGCGGCCACAGCTCTGCCACAATTCGGTCGCGGCGAAGGCGGCTTCACTGAAAGAGTTTCAGAAATTGACCCTCTGTCCACTGCGGTCGGCGGCACAATCGGCATGGTTTCACCTGTAGCTGGTCGAGTGGCTGGCGCAGCTACACGCGGCGCGCAGGAGTTAACCAGACGCGGCGTCGGTGGCTACAGTGGCGCAGCATCACGCAGGGTGGCTGGTCAACTGTCTGGCCCTCAAGCGACAGCTCAGGATATTCAGTCATATCTCAGAAGCCTTGGGCCAGAAGCTATGCTGGCCGACGTGCCGGGCCGCCCACGCACATTAGCTCAGGGCTTGGCGACCATCCCCGGCCAAGGTCAAGAGGTTTTGACCCGCGAAATAGGCGCTCGCGGTGCAGGCGCAGGTCAGCGTGTTGAAGATGTTATGACGCAGCGCATTGACCGGCCAAACGTAGGGTTTGAGGAAACATTGGCTCAGCAAGAGCGCAAGTCTGGCGTGCTTGGCCCAATGTATGAGGCTGCCACTCAAAGCGATAAAATGTTTGATGTAAACACACTGCGCAGCGCACTGGTTTTGTACGGCAAGGATGCTTCACGCTCGGTTCGCTCTCAAATGAATGCTGTGTTGAAAGATTTAGGCACAAAAGGCGACGTTAGCGCCGAGAAGCTGCACAACGTCAGATCAGCGTTGAGCGACGTTATATTCAGGGAGGGTGGGAGCGTTGCTGTAAACCTCAAGCCATTCTTGCATAAAATTGACGATAAGCTGGACGAGCTGCCAAGTTACGCAGCGGCTCGGTCCGGATACTCTGAGGCTTCCGCTATCCAGCGCGCTGTTGAGGACGGCGAAAAGGTATTTACTGGCGGCAAAACATCTGCATTGTCTCCGCGTGAATTGGAAGCAAAACTTGCAGGCATGTCTGACATGGAGCGAGCTGCGTTCCAGAAGGGCGCACGGGACTACATTGGCTCTCTCATGGGTACGTCTCGCAACGATGCAGCCGCCGCTTGGGGTGAGTTCGGAAAAAGCTGGAACGCTGAAAAACTGAGGATGCTTGTTGGCGACGAAAGTGCGGCAGCTATCACCCAGCGCTTGCTTGCTGAAAAAGAGTTTGCCAAAACCTCATCTGACGTTCTTGCTGGCTCGCAAACAGGCTTCCGCACAGAGGCGCAGTCTGCATTGCGAGACCTTCGTGACCCTGAGAGCTTCAATGCACCCAGCGTCGGTCAGCGTGTCAAGACT